TTAGGTTTGTAGAAAGATTCGAAACTACCAATTAAACTCAAGTCTGGAACAATTGGTATTACTTTCAATCAAGGGTTATTTTGGTTTGTAGCCGATTGCTCGGTCACGTTTTATGCTCACCCTATCTTCTCACGAAGTACCATAATAGAAATTACTCTACATAGGTATCCAAGACAATGACCAATTACTCGGTCTTATGCCTAGTGGAACAGGAGGATGTCCTATTGAGGATAACATTCCCCAAGACGTGCATATCCACCTCAACAAACATTTCTTTTGTTTAATTGAGTCCCTGACGTACTTCTTATGCTATTAAGCCCTTATCTACAATATTTAGCAAATAAGACCAGTCTGTAATAGTACCTCTACTATATTCAAACTAGATAAAAAGCCCATAGACGCATGCCTGTTGGGACTATGCTCACTCTATGGATTACAATTAGTTACCATACGAAGAGTTGTACCTTCTCCTCGCACTTCACACCTAAATGATACGAAAAATTTTGCTCTGAGCCTTCTAGATACTCTTTCTCCAGCCATTTGCCATTTGACTGTGCTCATATTCCCTCATGAATAGATATTACCACTCGGCAATACCCAAGAATACAAACGTGATTACTTTTACCTTCACAATAATTATGAACTACGGCTGGTTGAGCATGACCGCAACACCATCATTGCTATCACACGTCTTTTCATTTATTAATCCCCCATGTGAACGGGGATATTTCAAACTTTTAAACAACTAGTGCTTCTGATGTATGCTGGTACTGTGACCTAATCAAAAGCACATAGCCATTTAGTTATTAAGCCTTTGTCCAAACTTGTCTCAATACTTTATGCTTGCCAGGCTTAAGCCTAACTTGATAAAATATTTTATTACCAAAGAATATATTGTTTAAAGTATTAATAATCTCATGACTACTAAACTCTTCCCAATAAGTTGTTTGATAAACTCTCACTACCTCAAATAACTCCTCAAAAGATGTGATACAGGTACCCGAATGAATACCCTTAACACACTTTAATGGAATCTTTCCAGATAGTATGTCTTTTACGCAAAGACTTAGAGAGTGACCGATGTAACGACAACGGCTATCAATTTTAGAATGCTTGAAAGCACACCTCCTTGATTTAAGTGATACAAACTTTTTAGGGCAAACTGCGGAAGAAACAGTCTGCCCAAAATTGCTTCAACTGATGCAACAGGATGCCTGAGCTCAAAGGCTGTACAGGTTTACCCCTGGATTCTAGATGATGCGAAAATCTTACTTTGGGCACAATAGCAAGTTAATGCCCAGGTTCTATAAAAAGATATATATATATTAGATGTACTTAGTGTACTTGAATGAGCACCTGTATGAGAACGACACGGCGACTCTGAACGGCTAAAAAAGAGAAAAAATGGAATAACTTAGAACTTAGCTGTACCACTTTATGCTCGACTGTGCTCAAAAGAATAAAAAATTATGGGAACCCCGCTACTGCATAAGGCTATTAACCTATTGAAGAAGCGGGGACGGGTTTCTACCCCATATAATCTGCACCACGAAGCGCACGAAGCTTAGCACGTACTAACCGTTGGATTCGTTGAATCTCACCAGAAGTAGTGGCTCGCTTGATAGCAAGCTTATAAGCATCGATGAACTCTTGAGCGTCTGATTGACTCAGACCCACACCAGCTAACTGATTGAGCTCATCGAGTTGCTCCTTGGTGGCTTGTTTGTCTTTACTGAAGACTACACCTCCTAGGGTTGTGCTCTTATTTTAAAATTTTACCACATAGAGTATAAACAGATAAGAACTTAAACTGTTCAAATATCACAAAAACAAAAAACACAACGTAAAATGTATATACGAAAAACCCTTTTAAAGGGTACACCATCCCAAATAAGAGTGCATATCAAAATCCTACAATTTTTCTTGAAAAGCACCTGGGTTAAGCATTAAGTTTGCTCTATGAGCGACGGATACATCACAACAAAACACTTATCTGGCGAAGAGGCATTAACTGGAGTTGCTAGACTTGAAGCCGAGGCTGAAGATGACGAATATTATGAAGCAGTTCGGGCTGAAGTCCTGGAAGAACTAAAAGAGAAAGAAAGAAAAGAAAGTAATATAAAGAAAAGAAAGAAAGAGAAAACAGTTGCTAACAGATAAACAGTTATATGCCCAATGTCTTCGATTTCAATAGAATGGCTAGCTCAATTACCCCTTGAGGAGCAGGAAAAGGTATTGTCTAGGTTAGCTAAAAATGACGATTTATGTCCCATCGAAATTAATGGAAAAAAATTCTTTGTGCCTGAAGAGGTTATTTTTTTGATTGATTCTCTTTGGGCTCAGCTAGGAAACACAGACCCTTTCCCACAATCAGGATGAAGTCCGATACCATCCGAGACAAGGAGCACTTTGTCTATGAACACATTTCTGAATTTTATAAAGACCACCCTGATGTCACCCCACATGAGGACTGGAGGGATGGAAAAGAGGGAGATTGGGTTTGGAGTGATGATGGGAATATTATTCAGCTGCTCAAAGTAAACTCTATCTCTCATCCAAAAGATTCTAAAAACTACAAATATGCAAAAGGGTATGTTAGGACTGTCGTAGGTACTTTTCTTTCTGATACAAAGACTTTCATGGATACTGATTTTGAAAGACATCCAAATAGGTACACTTTCTCTAAGACGATTAAAGACCCTAACAAAAGAGTAAAACAAAGAAAGAGGGTAACTAACAAAGAAAAAATATTTGCTACAAATGTTGCTGTAGGAATGGGAGCCGTTAAGGCGTATATGGATGCCTATAACGAAGATTCTAATGATAAAGCTAAAAAGAAAGCCGCTGTGCTTTTGAAACAGGAGCGTGTAATGAAAGAAGTTGAGAAGGGTGTACAAGATATAGCTAAATCGCTTGGTATAGACCACGAGTACATCTTAAATAATTTAAAAATTCTTGCTGAAACATCAGCTGATGAAAATATTGCCCTGCAATCCTTAAAGGAGTTAGGTAAAGCAATAGGAACTCTAGGTAGTGGTGTCAAGAAAATAGAGCAGGGAGTTATGGGAGTATTCCAAGGATTCTCCCCTGACCAAATAGAGAAAGCAGAGAGAAAGATACTAGGAACAGGTAAGGAGGGATAATGGTTTGTCCAAACTGTACTTCTATGTACACAAAAAAGGATGGTAAAAAGAAGAGGAAAGAAGGGTATGTACAACAATTCAGATGTAAGTCTTGTGGTAAATACTTTTCAGTACCTATCGATTCTGAGGTAAAGGAATATAATCTAAGCGTTAAACCAGGAGAGGTCTACTCTTATGAGTCTGATAGTTCCGTAAGGGTTCATTGTCTTACAGATATCCATGTAGGTGCTCATGAATTTGATTTAAAGAAGTTCTCTGAGGCTGTTTCTAAAATATCTAAAGACCCAAATGCAGTTTGGTTTGGTAATGGAGACTTAATTGAATTAATTCCTCCTCACTATAAAATCTCTCAAAGAGGACAAACGATACCCCCTGATGAGCAGTATTTAACCTTCCTTCAATTGGTTGCTCCGATAAAGGATAAGTGCTTATTTATTCGTGGTGGCAACCATGATTTTCTCCGTAGTTTCAACATACTGGATTTTGATGTTTGTAAGACTTTGGCGGCTGAATTGAACGTTCCTTACTTCCAATATCCAGGTTATTCGAGAATTAAAATCAAAGAAAAGGAATGGTTTCTTGTTAGCGGACACGGTAAAAGTGGTGCAAAAAATGGCGACCTTGAATTGGATAAACTGGCGGCAGTTTACTCCGAGGGCGATGTATTTGTACTTGGTCATAATCACCAGCTCTACGCTAAGCCTGTCGATTCGATTAGGGTTGATGGTGATGAAGAAGCTCTTAAGCGTCGTTGGTATGTAAGAGGAGGTTCTTTCTTACGATACGCTGAGTACGCAAGGTATTCGATGTATCCTATTGTGAGGACGGGGTGGATAACGATGGAGTTTTCTGAAGAAGAGGTGAAGTGTTGGGAGAATTAGTGTGAAGTATACCGATGAGTACTCTCCTAGAAAAAATGGTAAGAAAACTAGGCAAGGGCAAGGCAGAGGTTCTAAGTTTGGTCTAAAGGGTAGTAAGAAATACTATCGAAAGAAGAAAAGGGGACAAGGATGAAAAAGAGGAACACCCTTACGAAGCATGATTTAAGAAGGGCAATAGATAATATCTATTATCAAACTCAAGTTCTTACTATGAGAATGGAAGATATAGAAAGGGTTTTGTCGGATTATATTGAATTTGAAAAAAATGAAGATAAATTTAAGAAATTTGTAGATGGCAAATATAAACAAGAAGAACGTAAGCGAAGCGGAAAAAGCACTACTCCTAGCGAAGAATGATTTAATCGCCTTTGGTAAACTTTTCCTTCCTAATGACTTTATGAGGAGTGAAACTCCTTTCTTTCATTATGAGATGGCTGATGCTATTGACGATAAGGATACCAAGCAACTGGCTATCATCTTACCTCGCGGTCACGGTAAGACCGTTCTCACTAAATGCTCAATCATTAAAGACTTCTGTTTTCTTGACGATGATATGCATTTCTATGCTTGGGTATCCGCTACACAAAAATTATCTGTTGGAAATATGGATTATATTAAGTATCATTTTGAGTTTAATGATAGTATCAAGTATTATTTTGGCAACTTAAAAGGAAAGAAATGGACTGAAGAGGATATAGAATTATCGAATGGATGTAAGTTAATTAGTAAATCAAACGTAGCAGGTATTCGTGGAGGCGCTAAACTGCATAAACGATATGACCTAATTATCCTTGATGACTTTGAACATGAACAAAACACTATCACACAAGATGCGAGAGCTAAAAATGCAAATCTCGTCACTGCTGTTGTATATCCCGCGCTTGAGCCTCATACTGGTAGGCTCCGTGTTAATGGCACTCCCGTTCATTATGACTCCTTTATTAATAATCTTATTATATCTCATGAGAAAAGTAAAAAGTCTAAAGAAGAATTTGCTTGGAGAGTAATCACATATAAGGCAATCTTGCCCAATGGTTCTCCCTTATGGGATTCTTGGTTTCCCATTACCAAATTAGAAGAAAAGAAAAAGTTTTACAGGGATTCTGGCACTCCATCTAAATTTTACCAAGAGTACATGATGGAAGTACAATCAGAAGAAGATTCTGTTTGGAGAAGACAACATATAAAATACTGGAAGGGTCTCTACGAACATGAGGATGGTGTTAATTATATTACGATTGATGGGGTAAGAACTCCTTGCAATACTTTCATAGGTTGTGACCCTGCAACTGATATTGATACAAAAGAAAGTGACTTCTCAGTCATAATGGTTGTTGCAGTTGATGTTAATAATAATTTATATGTTATTGAATATGAAAGACATCGTTCCATACCTACGATAGGAGCAAAGGGAACAGACGGGGAACTTATGGAGAAGAAAGGAGTAGTAGATTATATATTAGATTTACATAATAAGTACCATTGTACTTCATCAACCGTGGAAGATGTGGCTATGAACCGTTCTATATTTCAATCTCTAAATGATGAAAGAAGACGCATCAATAGATTCGATATAGCAGTTATCCCTGAAAAACCTGGTGGAACGAATAAAAGAAATAGAATTTATAGCGGTTTAAGTGGTAGATTCAGCATGGGAACAGTACATTTGAGAGAAAATATGTTCGATTTAACCAACGAAATCCTTACTTTCGGGCCGAGAATGGCACATGACGACACCATTGAGGCACTTTATTATGCAAATTTGCACACATTCCCGCCAAATCTGTCACAAAGTAGGGATAAAAAGTGGTTTAAACCTAAACGCAAAGCAAAAAGTTGGCTAATAGCCTAAGGAGTTACTATGGATGACAAAAAACCAAAAGGACAAACTCAGAGCCAAGTTAAAAATTGGGAAAATAGATTTCACGGTCGTATTATGATGGGTAAAGCCTATAGGACTGTTGAGGGCGGTGAAGATGAATATCTGGGGAAATTTCTCAATAATCAACAGCCTATAAAAACTGAGTTGTTTAGAGGAAAAAATAATTCGTTTACAAGACGTAGTATTTATGGATTTGAAACTGCAGCTGGAGATACAACTCTTCATGAATATGAGAATACAAGCCGAAACCTAAGTATGTTGAGGTCTATGGAAGGTCTTGATGTTCGTTCTGATATCATCGCTGGAAAACCAGGAGTAGATTATGGAGAGGGACAAGGAAAGTCTGCTCAATCATATTTAGACAATTGGGGGACTCCAACAGCAGCCCAGACTACTAAGAATGTAACTAATAAAGTTATGAATTTCTTAAAGGGTCTAAAAAAATAAGAATGCCTAGTTTCAGTAAAAAAAGTTTAACCAAGCTGGAGACCTGTGATGGGCGACTACAGAAAATATTTAAAAAGGTTGTTGAAGGATTCGACTGCACAGTCATTGAGGGTCATCGTGGAGAAGAAAAGCAAAATGAAGCCTACAGGAAAGGGAACAGCAAACTTAAGTTCCCGAATGGCAACCATAATTCTCTTCCTTCGACTGCGGTTGACGTTATTCCTTATCCGATTGATTGGGAGGACAGAGAAAGAATGAGCTATTTCGCAGGATATGTTCTTGGAATAGCAAAAAGTATGGGAATTACTCTTCGTTGGGGCGGCGACTGGGATATGGATACGCAAGTAAAAGACAATAAATTTGATGACTTAGTACATTTTGAAATTAGGGGCGACAGGAGGAAATCTTAATTGGCTAGAAAAACTGCAAAGAAAAAAGCTGAAGACATAAAACAATTGTTCGATAAGGCGAATAATTCGCATCGACACAAATGGCAATATTTAATGACGAAAGCATCCGACTTCTTCTTGGGTGACCAACTAAGTCGGGATGAGGAGCGAGCTCTTGAAGAAGCTGGGATGCCGTCTTTTATTATCAATAGAATAACTCCAGTTATTGAAACAATGAAGTATTTTGTTACTTCTGGGAATCCTTCATGGAAAGCCGTTGGAGCTGAAGGTTCTGATGTTGATGTAGCAGCAGTTCATTCTGATATAATTGATTATGCATGGTATCATTCTAATGGTCGTTCTTTGTTTTCTCAAATCATTGGAGATTCTTTAGTAAGGGGGGTAGGGTACTTTCATGTAGATATTGATTCGGATGATGATAGAGGAATGGGTGAAGTAAAGTTTAAAAGGATAGACCCTTTTGATGTATACCCAGACCCAATGAGCACTGATTTCTTATTGAGAGATGCTTCTTATATAATCGTCAGAAAGAATCTTACAAAAACACAATTAAAAAATATATTACCACAATACGCTCGCAAAATAAACAAAGCCACTGGTTCTCCTGAGTTAAGAGAATATTCTAGAAGGGGAGTTGAAGATTCTGAATATATAACCAAAGAAGATATAGGTTTTGAGGGATATAAAGAAGCTGGAGAGCAAGATGAGGTAATTGATTTTTATGAATGTTACATGAAAGAGAAAAAAGAGTTCTTTAATGTTTTTATTCAAAAACCTCCTTCGCGTGAGCAAATGATAGAAATAAACAAACAAGTGCAATCTGAGTTGGAAAAAATGTCTGAAGAGATGTCAGTGCAACTTGTGGAACAGCAAACTAAGATGGCTGAACTTGTTGAAGAAGGAGAAATGGTTCCTGAAAGAATGGAATTAGAGCTAAAGAAAGCCCAAGAGGGAGTTCAACAACAATTAGAACAAGCTCAAATGTCTCTAACTGAAAAATATGTTCAAGAGGCAACTGTAATGGAAAATACAGTTTTCAGAAAAGAAGCTTTTGAAGCTATGAAAGACAATAAACAGTTTATGGATAGTGTGAAGGATGCTATTCCTTTTTGGGAAACTAGGGTTATGTTGAAGTGTACAGCTGGAGATACTTTTTTATACGAATATGAATTACCAGTTTCTGAATATCCAATCGTACCAGTGGTTTATCAATACACAGGGGCTCCTTATCCTATGTCAGCAGTCTCTCCATTGGTGGGAAAACAACAAGAGATAAATAAAGCTCATCAAATTATGATTCATAATGCAAATCTATCTTCTAATTTAAGATGGATATATGAAGAAGGTTCTGTGCCTGAGGATGAATGGGAACAATATTCTTCTTCTCCAGGTGCTTTATTGAAGTATAGACAAGGATTCCAACCACCAGCTCCAGTTCAACCATTACCATTGAATAATGCTTTTTATACAATTACTCAACAGGGTAAACAGGATATGGAGTATTTGAGTGGTATTTCTCCTGCTATGCAGGGTGCTCAAGGAGAGGAGCATGAAACATATAGAGGTCTTTTAGCTTTAGATGAATTTGGAACTCGTAGAATTAAAGCCTGGATGCAATCCATTGTTGAGCCATCTTTAGAACATATAGGAAGAGTATTTACTCAAGTAGCTCAAAGTACATATACAGCTCATAAAGTTTTTAGAATAGTTAATCCAAATAATCTAGATGAAGAAAAGATAGCTGAAATTAATATTCCTGTTTATAACGATTTTGGAACTGCTGTTCAAAAATATAACGACTATGGAGCCGCTAAGTTTGATATAAGAATAGTAGCTGGCTCTACAATGCCTGTTAATAGATGGGCTTTAATAGAAGAATATTTTAGATGGTTTCAGGCGGGTTTAATAGATGATATAGCTATGTTATCTGAAACAGATATTAGAGGAAAAGAAAATATTATTAAAAGAAAATCTCTTTATTCACAATTACAATCTCAATTATCTCAAATGGAAGAAGCTATTAAGGATAAAGATGGAACAATTGAAACTCTAGAAAGACAATTAGTTCAATCGGGAATTAAAGAAAAAGTAGAGAAAGGCTCTAAGGTTGTAGATAAAGAAGTTATGGATACCCAGGCTCAACAAAAGCTATTAAGAGGTATGTTAAAGAATGAATTTGATGCTATAAGGCGCGAAGCAAAAGCATCTGAAAAAGAGAAAAATAACCAGGAGAAATAAATTGATTATTTTCTGGTATAATCTTAACTTAAAAGGAGAATAATATGGCGGAAGAACAGACAAAAGGTAACTCAGAAGTAGAAGTACTGGATGACGCAGCATCAGCTGCTGAGCTAGGACTTGAGGAGCAACTTGCTTCGACCCCTTCATCTGACGATGAATCTATCGATTTTTTTAATGCGCTAGACGCACAAGTAAGCGGAGATGGAATCGCAAAAGAACCGCAAATGGTAACACAAGAAAAGACAACTGAACAGACAACTTCTCTCAATGAGAACCCTGAGCAGTCAAATAGCCTTGAAAAAGAGGTTAAAACTCTAGAAAAGAGATATGCAGACTCTAGTCGTGAAGGTAAACGACTTAATTCTCGTTTAAGCGAATTAGAGCCATACGTTCCTATTCTAGAAGCAATGAGAGAAGACCCTAATTTAATTACTCATGTGAGGAATTATTTTGAGGGTGGTGGCTCAGCACCCACTAATATGAAAGAACAAATGGGATTATCTGAAGACTTTATGATGGATGTAGATGATGCGTTGTCTAATCCTGACGGCGATTCAGGAAAGTTGTTTAATGCTACTATTGATGGTATAGTTTCAAAAAGATTGCGAGACTTTCAAACTAGTCAAGCTCAATCATCAGCCAAACTTGCGGAAGAATCTAATTTTAAAGCAAGACATGGAATGAATGATGATGAGTTTGGAGAGATGATGGATTTTGCAAAAGACCATACCTTATCACTTGATGATATACATTACCTTAAAAATAGAGAACAACATCAAAAAAATGTTGCTAACTCTACTAGAGAGGATATGCTAAATCAAATGAAGACTGTTAGCGGAAGACCTTCTAGCGTCGCTAGCGCAGGTTCAACCCCACCTCCACCTGATAAAAGTGTAGATGACGTTGTTTTTGATAAATTAATGGGAGCCGAGTCAGCAATTGAACAAGTAATGTAAACAACAGGAGATTAAAATGGCTGACACAAGTTATCCAGGTAACACTCCTCTTGCTCTTGCAACTAGTTCTGGTTTGACCGAAGGTTACTCGGCGTCTCAAGGCTCAAGCCTTGGCACTGGTGATTTACGTAGACGGTATGACTTCTCCGAGAGGTTTACCGAATTAGCGATTGACCAAACACCGTTTTTCCGACTTGTATCTAAAGTTGGTAAAAAACCCACAGACGACCCTAGTTTCAAGTTCACAGAGAAGAGACAATCCTACCTTAAGCGTTATGCTTATGTTGTGGGATGTATCAATAGTGGCACAACTGATGTATTTAATGATGCAACAGTTACTGCTCACGGCGGAGATGCTACAATCGCAACTGCTGATGTTTTGAAACTTTATATGGCTACTGATTATCAATCAGCTGGTAATATTCAGAACGTTTCAGGGCAATCAACAGGGGCAATCGCAGTAGGTTCTGCGGGTACAGCACCTGAGTTCTTCCAAGTTAATCAGTTAGTACAAATTCCGATAACATCTACAGCTGGTGGTGGCCCGACTGCTACGGATTATATAGTAATTCGTGTTACAGCGGTTGGTGCTCAAGCAACCAAAAATAGTATGGAAACGAAATTAATAACTGGTTCTGTGGTAAGAGCTGCTTCAGGTGAATTTACATCTTATGCAAGTAATGCTCCAGTAAGTCAAGTATATGACAAAGACATCGCTCAAACTCTTGAAGAGATGCGATGCCATGTTGTAGGTACTTCTTACGGTGAAGGTTCAAGCCTTCTTGGGACTACTTGGAAAGATAATCCTTACTCAACTGGTTATGGACAAACTCAAATCTTTAGAACTGAGTTTGGAATGACAAACACTGCTCGTGCAACGGTTCTTAAATATGAACCAAACGAATGGGCTAGAGTTTGGCGTGATAAACTAATTGAGCATAAGTGGGATATTGAACAAGCTGGTTTATTTGGCTCACAGTTTACTGATGCTAATGGTATTACACATACCCAAGGAGCAGTAGACTACATTCTTAATTATGGAAATATCTTTAGCTGGTCTAAGACTAAAACAGTTGATGGCTTTCTAGATGATATGAGCAAATATGTAGACCCACGATATAACAATAGTAAAGCGACAGTATATTTCTGTTCAACAGATGTATACAACTGGTTCCACAAAATAGGTAATGGCGAAAGTTATCTAAGTGCAAACTTAGGTCTCGAAGACCAATTACGTTATGATGTGTCCAGAGCTGGTCGTAAAAAGGTATTCGGACTCGACACGATGACAGTTTCGACTGTATATGGCGATATGAATATTGCTCGTTGTATCTCGCTTGACCGCTCTCACGTCAAGATTCTTGGAGTTAATATGAACCACGTTAAGTGCCGACCTCTAGTTGGAAATGGCGTTAATAGAGATACCTCTATCTACGTTGGAGTACAATCCTTAGAGAACACAGGTACTGATAAACGAGTTGATATGATTCTAACAGAACTTGGTTTCGAGTGGCAAATGCCCGAAGCTCACGCCGTTTGGAAATAATTTTTCACACGGTTAGTATTGGAGATGATGGGTAGTGGGTTTTTTGCTCCTCCTTTCTGCCTGCTATCCTGACTCTCCATTTATTAAGGATAAGAAATGAAACTTTGGGAAAAAGTAAATAATATCACTGGGAATTCTAATAAAGCCAGAATTTTGGTTGACTATGTTAACCAAGGGGCTAAGTTTGTAGTATCATCATTACCTGAAAAGTTCTTGTGGACAATAGCTAATGAAGAAACTATACAAGGTCATGATGGTTCAGATTCGGTAATAGGAGACGGCTCATCAGTCCCTTATGATAAAATCTTAGCAGTATATAGGTTTGATGGTTCTACAATATCTAGTAATACTATTTCATCCGCTGGGACTAAGAGAAGAGTAGCAGTGGAGGTTGAAGATAATAATATTCACATATTTGATGAAGCTAGTAGCCTATTAAGAGCAACTAAAATGTTCCCAAAATATTATAAATTAGGTGGTAAAATATATATTAAACCAGACCCTGATTATAATGCACAAACAGTAGCTACCTCTTCTTATACTGATGTAGATGGTAATACAATAACAGTTAATGCAACTTCAGGGGATAAAGGTATAATTGTATATGCCGCCCCACCATTAGTTGATGAAAATACTGACTCTTGGATTTTAGCTGAATTTGAGAATGTTGTGATTCAGTACGCAGCTTCTCTTGATTCATTGTATCAAGGTGGAGTTCATAGGGACAAGGCTCTCACTTCTTTAGATTCTGTTACAACAGCTCTAAGTTCATATCTATCATCCTATCCTTCTCATTCAATAAGAGATATTCCTAAACCGACATCTACATTTTCAAGCGTAACTCCTTCAACGTCATTACCAAGTGTTCCAAATTTTAATGGAGTTTCTTTGCCAACATCATTGAATCTATCGACATCATTACCATCTGATTTTGCAATAACAGAAGGTATTAATAGTATAGTAGACCTTTCAATCTCAACTCCTCTGCCAACAATAGTGATGCCAAGTGAAATTGATATGTCATATACTGAAATTTCAGATGCCCAAGCAAAGGCTAAGTCATTGATAGATGATTATGGCTCAATAGGAGGTGGTGATACCTCTGGAGAGGGAGATACTCAAGTTAATTCTCAAACTATTAAATCAGCTCAACAATGGCTAATAGAAGAAGACCCTGAGATGGTAGAAACTCAGATGGGTATAGCTTCTCAAGAATTACAAAGAGCTAGTTCTCATATAAACTCTGAGAAATCTAAATTAGAAGAATATCAGGTTGAAGTAGGAGCAGCTCAACAAAAATTTGCAGGTGATTTACAAAAATATCAAGCAGAGATAGCTGAAGAACAAGCTAGAATTGCCGAACAACTACAAAAACATCAAGCTGATGTAGCGAGAGAAACCCAAGAGATAAATAGTCAAATAAGTAAATACTCAGCTGAAGTTCAGAAGGAATCTTCAAGAATTGGGGTTGATGTTCAAACTGCTCAAGCTGAAATCGCAAAATTGCAAGCTACATTCAATGGGGATGTCCAAAAATATACTACTGAATTATCATTAAAATCTCAGAATCTACAAAAAGAGGTTTCACAGTATACAAATGATATACAAAAGTATTCATCTGAGATACAGGCTGAGGTTCAAGCTTATTCAACAGATGTTAAGAAAAGAGAAAGATTTATTCAAGAAGCTGGGATTCATATGCAAAAATCTCAATCATATATGGGAGTGTCTCAGCAACAATATGGTATATCAGCTCAATATTATCAAAAAGCTATATCAGAATTACAAGCAATCACAGGAACTCTAGCAGCTCCTCCTCAACAACAGAAGGGGCAAAGACAAGAGGAAAGGAAATCTAGCTAATGGCAAATAAACTTATTATGAAATGTTCAGTAGAGCCTCAGATAGATGCTTCTGAAACTGTTGATTCAAAAGCCTATCAATCATACCATGTCGACCAAGTTGGAAGTCATGGAGGTACAATAGAAACTTCATACACAGATGCAAAAGCAATTAAATACGTTGGAGTAATTGATAAAAAAACATCCGATGGTGCGACTGCTTTGACAGATGGAGCATTAGCCTTTGAAGGAACGGCTACAACCACAGGGACAGAGCCAGGGGCGAATGGAGTTAAAGCATTTTATGTTAAATATGATTCTACTCTCGGAACTGTGGCTTCAGTTACAGTTACTTATGAAGACAACACCCATGCAGTTTTAAGTGTTGGAGAAGCGTGTTTAGTACCTTTAAGTGGAGGTGCTTTAGCAGAATGTAAGATTCATGCAAGCGATTATGTTGACGGGACTAATGAAGCAACAGTAACAGTTGTGTTGATAGGAGACTAATATGGCTCGTAGAAAGAGAAGGAAAGAAAGAAGAAGTAGAAAGACTGCGAAAAGAGTCAAAAGAATTTCTAGGGCTATCAGACGAAGGAGAAAAAGAAGGAAACGTAGAACTAAAAGAAAAAGAAGAAAAAGTAGTAATACATCTTCAAGAAGAAGGAAGTACTCATACTAATGACTATTTTAGAAATAATGGAAAGAAGCAATACGAGAGATACTAATCTTGTAATTGCATGGATAAAAGATGCAATACATCAAATACAATCTACTCAACAGGATTCCATATCTGTTAATAAACAGAATATAGTTTCATCATCTGATGGAGATGACAATCAATATTCTTTGCCAGCTGGTTTAATATCCATAAATTCTGTTAGCGTTTTAGACACAGAAGACGATAATAAGTATAAAAATATAAGGAGACTAGGTTTTGAACCAGTTGTCTCTGAGGATACAAATCCATGAGTTTTGACACAGCTAATAATTGGTTTTATTTAAAAAAGGGTAGAAAGTTACATCTTTTTCAGATGAGGACAGGCTCAATGTTAGTTCCTGATTCTGAAGGGAGATTGACTCCAGCTGCTGATGAACTAATATATCCCTCAGAAGCTATTACAAATGGCTTAAGAATCGAATATACATCAGTTTTAAAACCTTTTGTATCTCAAGACCCTGAAACAACAGCTGATTCTTCACTTACTGAAGTAACTGGAACTTCAATTAATGAAACTACTCATGTTAATTTAAACAAAATGCTTAGTTTGGCAGTTGTAGAGTTTATTAAAGCAAAGTCAGCTGAAAGAAAGGAAGATATTCAGAAAAAAGAATATTATATGAAACAATATTATAAACATCTCGCTGACAACGAGAGCAATCTTAAGAAAATTTTTATAACTGGAACACAGCCAGTTTTTTCATTAAAATAAGGAGATAAAAATGGCTAAAGGACTAAACGATTACACAACTCAGGAAAGTGTATCACCTTATGTAAAAGCTGTAGTATCTGATGGGAGTGCGGCGGTAGACGCTTGTAGAGCAGTCCATATGAAGGGTACGGCGGCTGATGTAACATTAACAGTAGACGATACTGATGTAGTGTTTCATCTATTAAAAGGTCACACATATCCAATATGTGCAACAAAGTCAAATTCATCAAGCGTTGTATTCTTATATTAGAGAATTAAATGCCTGAAACAACCAAAACATATGCAGATATGGAGATTTTACAAGGGGCTGATTATGATATGACTCTTACTCTCGATTCAGCTACGGCTAACAAATCATATATGATGACAGTCCGTAAGGACTATACAGGTTCTTCGGATTTTAGTGGTAGTAGCGCAGGAGCTGGAACATCTGCAAACCCATATAGAACAGAGATATATGAGACTGACCAATCTACTATTGGCAAATTAACTGCTTCTGATAGTGGAACGACATATACAGTTGCAATTAAACTATATGCTCAATGGACGGAAACATTAGATGATAGCTTTGACGGAAAGTGGGAAATGGTTGAAAAGTCTGGAACTTCATACTCGCGGATAGCCCAGGGGGATATTTATCTTAACAATTCAGCTAGTAGATACGCAAGTATTTCATCAAGGAGCGATTAATGGCAGTAACAGCAAAAGTAACGACAAGCTCAGCTACCAAATCTGTTGGAACACAAACAGCTGCTAAGAGCACCGAGTCGTTTACTATAAACACTAAAAAGATTCAACATGACTCAGATAGTATAACTGCAAAAAATTTAGCAGATGCCCTAGATGAAGTCGCAACACAACAAGCAAAACAGGCATCAGCCCCATCTTCTCCCGTAGAGGGAAATATGTGGTATGATACCGATGATGATGTAATGTACATCAGAGATGAAGATTCATGGAACGAAGTCCATGTTTCTGGTCGTACTGCTCTAGACGGTGGTACATTCACTTAACCAATAGGAGAATACTATGGCTAATACCATACAAATAAAGAGAGCCGCTAATAACGGTGCCTCAACTACGCCAGGTTCTCTAGCGTCTGGAGAACTGGCATTAGACCAATACGGTAAGAAACTTTACATTGGAAGACATAATAATTCTAGCGTAGAAGTTTACCACCTACCAACATTAGTAGACCTCACCGC